TCATGCAGCCACTATCTCCGAGGGGTTTGAGAGCAATGGCAAGGCGGTTTGTATCTGCAATGGCATTGATTGATCATCAGTCTGATGCCTTGGGAGAGGCGTTTGGTAGCACGATATTAGATCGATGTACTTCTCAGGATAAGGTTGTGTTGGAGGGGCTGTATCAGCGTATTTCTGTAGAAGATTCGGAGTGGATATGAGCAAGCAAGAAATGTTAGTAGCGAAGTTTGATTTAGCACGATGCAAGTTAGCCAAGGCCAAGGCGAAGTTCAATTTAGCCAAGGCCGTTACGATAGAGGCATACGTTATTTTAGAATGCCACAAAGCAAACCAGTCGAGGGTAAAGTTATGAGCAAGATCATGTCAGGAACTGATTACATGCACGAGGCCAAGAATGTCTCCGCTGTATTAGGCCGAGAGTCTGGCGTTAGGGTTGTCTTCGAGGGTGAGGGAGCCAGTACGGATGGAGAAACAATAAAACTACCATCGATTGATGGGTCTCTCCAGATGGATGAGCGGTTGGTTAAGGTAGCTCGTGGCTATGTAGACCATGAGGCAGCTCATGTTAAGTGGACTAACCAGAAGGATTGGAAGAAGGCGATTGATCGTTTCAAGCGAAGCAAGGTAGATGTTTGGGATAAGAAGTGTGCCATGAATGCTTTGGAAGATGTTCGCATTGAGAGAAAGTTGATTGCTTTATATGCTGGCAGTAAGAGAAACATTGAGACTCTTGCCCATAGTATACAGATGGAATTGCACGATAGTCTGGCCGAGAGTGGTAGACATCTGGAGGACTTAGATGCTGTTGAGATCGGTGCAGTATCTGTTACATGGTATGGCAGACAGATGGGTGGCTATGGTCAGTCATGTGGAGAAGCGTTTGAGAAATTAGATGTGGAGTTGCAGGATGTTGTGAAGGCTGCTGTACATAAGATTGACGATAACTCAACGACTAATGACATGGTTAGCCTCGCAGAAGATTTAGTCAAAGAGTTTGCAAGGCTTGCTGGAAGGGGTGGAGAAGAAGAAGAGGAGAAGGAAGAGGAGAAGAAAGGTAAGGGTCAGCAAGGTCAGCAAGGTGACGATGGAGAGGATGAGGAAGAGGATGATAGTGTCCCCGAAAATGGTGATGGAGATAGTGACGAAGGTGATGATGGAGATAGTAACGATAGTGGTGGTGATGATAGTGATGGTGATTCGTCTGACGATATAGGTGATGAGGGTGGTGGTGATGAGCAGGTTAAGGATGGAGGCGAGAAGGATGGTGGGAGGCATCAAGAGTCTGATGATTCCAAGACTTCAAAGAGAGTAGCGTCCGTGGCCATTGATCCTGATGGACTGAAAGAGAAGTCAGTCGTTAAAGAGTTACAAGCAGAATCAATGTGTGAAGATGGCGAGGCTGACTTTCAGTACAAGAGAGTTAGTGATCGATATGACAAGGTACATAGCCGTGGCATGTTGATTGATGATCCAGATGCTTATAACGAGATGCTGAATGACACTGCTGGCCAGACCAATGTGTTGCGGAGAACACTGGAGCGTAAGCTGGCAGCTAAGATGAAACGAAGTTGGGTTGGTGGCCAACAACAAGGCAGACTGGATAGCCGTAGGCTGGTCGGTGCATACACTGGGTCAGAGAATGTTTACAAACAACGAGAGGAGTCTGACGATATTGATACCGCAGTGATGATATTGATTGACCACAGTGGGAGCATGTCGAGAAGAATTATCATGGCTTCAAAAGCATGTGTTGCTCTAGCATCAGCGTTGGAGAACACCAACATATCTTATGCAATCCAAGGCTTCACGACTGACGAGGATGCTATGCCCAAGTCAGTGATCAGAAAATTATCTGGCGACACTACATTCAATAGCTTCTTACCAATAGTGACCATGCGATACAAAGAGTTTAGTGATAAGTTGTCACGAATCAAAGGATCTCTTGGTGGAATGGTTGAGTCTTGTCGTGGTGTTGCAGAATACAATGTCGATGGGTTAAGCGTGGATCAATCTGGTCGTGAGTTACTTAGGCGGCCAGAGAAGAGGAAGGTATTGATGGTCTTGAGTGATGGCAAGCCATCGGATTCTTACATGTCTAAGGATTTTAAGGGCAGAGGGACTATATACAAATCACACTTAGCATCAGTGGTCTCATCATTAATTGCGGATGGCATAGATGTATTCGGCATTGGCATAGAGAGTGATGCGGTGAGCAGTTATTACCCTAACTACGCTGTGTTGCATAACCTTAATGACTTGGAATCTGAGGTGATTAGTAAGATGGATGATATGTTGATCGGAGGCTTGAATGTCCGTAAGGCCAGTTAGGTTAAAGATTAGGTCTGAGTGGTTTGGCTTTGCACCCAAGGGTGCATTGACCATGAGAGACTGGGTGGAGATAGCAGACATTGTTAGGCGCAAGAAGATTCGCAAAACTGATTACGATAAAGTGAAGGGAGTGATGAATGAATATATACATGACAAACGATAACCCTAAGTTAGTTGGTCGTGATGTGCCAGAAGGTGTATGGGAGAGGAGGCTTTATGATGCGGTTGAATTAGTGAGCGAAGGTGCAGCACATTGGGAGGCAGAAGACAGTATGTTTATCTGTCACGACACTGGTCATGCTTGGGTTAGTTGGGTGAAGAAGAGTCGAGCTAACTGGGTGTGGACGATAGGTTATCTTAGGTCTCTTGTTAGGGAGTTGGGAAAGCGAGGTCATCCAGTGGTTGATGAGATAGTTTCTTTCTCTGACTTTGTGAGCATGGAGTATGGAGGTAAGGCCAAACAAATTACCTTGCCACCAAGATGCTTACCCAAAGAGTTCAAGAGTAAGGAGCACACTATTGCTGGTGCTATTGAGTCTTACCAAAATTATGTTGACCATAGGTTTAATGATTAGTTGTCATAATATTAGGTTTAATGATTATTTGTAATAATATTAATGATTAGTTGTCATTGTGTTAATGATTAGTTATGATGCGGTTTTAGGGTGTTACGATAATGTAACACTTAATGAGGAGGTAGTTAGGATGAGTGAAACTAGAGTGCTGGAAGAGATTGCTGCACTTCGCAAAGAACTTAATGATCGGATTGATGAGCTTCAAACTGTCATTAGATTTGCGCTGGGTGGAAGTCCCTCAAGTACACAGTCTAGTGACACGCTTAGTGATGGTTATGTTCTTAAACTGATGACCAGCAAACAACATGCAGCAATGCAGATGTGGCTGTTCGCAGGAATGAAAGGAGCAGACATGGCTAGACGGATGGGATGCTCTCGCAATACCGCGAGGCTTCACTTGAAGGCACTGTGGACAAAGATGGGAACCGAAGACAAGAATGACATTAGCCGTAGGTTAATGCCTGTGTTCGAGAAGGTCAGCGAAGAAGAGTACGCTGAATGGAGCGGTGGCTTACCCAAGAACTGGGCGGCTACCTATGACGAAGGTCGGGCAGATCCTTATTTATATTTATATGTAAAAAATAAGGCCGACACTTATGATAGAAGTAAAACTTAGAATAGAAAAGAGTCGTGGCGTGTGGTGTGCTAGAGGCTTGGATGCCTTTGGAGAGGTGATCAGAAGTAGTTTGAAGTTGCCTGATACCGCTGCGGAAAGCGAAGCCTACCGAGAGTTAGGTTTGTTTGAGGCAAAGATCGTAGCCAATGGTGGTCACAAGTTAGGTGGAAGAAAGAGTTCAGCCTTAACCTGTGACAATCTGATTGAGTTATATCTGGAGAGAGGTGTTTCTCAAGGTGACTTAATTAAGGTCAAGACTGTTGGCAGTTATTGGGGACGGATACCCGTTGCGAAAGTTGATGAGTCAACGATGCTGGAATGGGAGAGGTCAATGATCTCTCGTGGTCTAAAGGGATCAACCATTAAGCGTTATGGCACTACCCTCAAAGCAATAATAAATTATGGATGCAAGTCCAAGAAGTTGTTGCCCATTGAGTTGCCTACCATTGGCATGGATAGTGAGGCCAGAGTGCTGAACATATCCAATGATGATAGGGATGGGATACTAGGATGTATGGAGAAGGATGAGTTTTGGTTCTTCACTGCGCTTGCTTACACAGGAGCCAGACCGAAGGAGTTGATCAATGTTCGTAGGAAGGATGTTGATTTGAAGAAGCGTAGGATAACGCTTAGATCCTATAAGGGTAAGAACGGCATGGTAATGTCGAGAACTATACCCTACTCCACTGCTGTAGATGCAGTGATCAACGAGTGCTTGAGGACGTTTGATACTGAGCGTGAAGATTACTTGTTTAGGATGTTAGATGGAAAGCCTTGGGCTTCCTTTAAGGATAGCACCAAAGCAATGAGCTACCGACTGTATCGGGCTGCTAAGTCTGCTGGGTACGAGTTCGGAGTAGAGAGTGGTATCACGCTGTATGCTTTTCGACATACGTTTGGTACTAACGCAGGGAATAGTAGTGATTTAAATCCATTTACTTTGAGCAGTTATATGGGGCATAAAAACATTCAGACTACGAAAGACAACTACTTTCATGGCGGTGTTGAAGATGCAGATATGCTGGTGAAAGGATTGGGATAGCGTGTCATCATTGGAACAATACATGGTACACGAACAGACATAGTGATGCTCTGGAGGGCGACCCCGACCTTGGCAAGGTCGTGCTCTACCAACTGAGCTATTCCCGCTATGTGGTTTGTAAACTGTTTATAGTCAACGGAGACGCATGTTATAGAGAATTGGAACAGTTGTAAACTGTTATCTGCCCTCAAAACTCTTTATCTATAGTGTAATCATTACGATCAGAAGTTAAACGACTTGGATGATTCATACGATGGTGTTTTAACTTAGCAAAAATAGTGCAAGGAACATTGTCTGGAACATAAAGTCATGTTATAAATAAATATGTGAGAGGACGAGAGTCCAACAGGAGGAAAATAATAATGTTAGTTTCGCAGTTACCTGACAACAGAAGCAGGTCAATGAGCTGGATGACAGAAGAAGTCTGGAAATGGCACATAGTGTTCACTGATCATAGTGCAGACACTCAACCACGTTGGGATTATTTAAGTCCAGTGTTTGAGTTTGTGCAAACGAACTTTGGAAACAATCTGAACGAACAAAGCCAACAAGGGCCACCATCAATGACACGCTTGAAAGATTTTAAAGGGAGTGATTCAAATACAATTCAAGGCGCATAGACGCTGAAGAATAAAAGGGACTTAACGTGTCAGATAAGAAGTTAGAAAAGTTAATAGCAATACGAGAGGGAAAGTCATTGGTTGGGAATATCCTTACCGCAATGGCGAAAGAAATAGTTCATGCCGCTGACGATATTATAAGCATCGATGATGCTGACGATAGGCGCGAGGCTTGGGGTGAGTTCTTAGACGAGCTAGGAATGCCCTCCAAAGATTTTTAAGAATAATGGGGAGCCAATGCTCCCCTTTTTTTTGCATGTTATTTGTACCCGTTCTCACGCAGCCAAGCGTTGTAATATTTTAGAAAGGGGCCAAGTCTTAGTACGCAATAAGAGTCAGTTGTTTTCATATTGTTCATACGATTGATTACGATAGCGGTCTCAGGAGATTTAGTATCACGAGCGTTTCTCTCCGCTTGTCTCATAGCTTCTTTGAAGTTACATTTCTCTACCCTCTTGGCTTCAACAAACAAGTCAGGTGTTCCTACTAAGTCAGCTCCTCCCGATGTCATAACATTACCACCGCCAGATAGTGGTGCTCTGAAAGCTGAGTTGGTGTTCGTATAGCATTCTTCATTGAGGTGAGCCGCAAGTTCGCGCTCAAAGTTATCCCCTTTTTGTTTCATACCTTTCATTGATGGCATTGATTGTTTCCTTGGTTAGAATTGGAGGAGCTGGTGGAGTAAAAATTATTGGGAGAGGATCAGTTGCTTCTGGGAGTTCCGATGGGATCATGCTGTTGATGTCTATGGCGTATCGGATCGCAGATTCTTTTGCCTCACTGAGTTCTGTAATTGTTCCTGCTTTGTAGGTCTCTGGGTAGTGGAGATCACCGATGGTAAAGATACGTTTGTACTTGGGAGTTGGACATGGGTTCTTGAATCCTGCCCATCCAATCTTATCTTGGTCTCGACTCCATGCCACATTGCAAAATGAATGAGAAGGATGAGCTGGTTGGAGGTCAGTCATTCTCCACTTACGTTGACGAACAATCATTCGGGCTGTGGTTTCATCACCGATAAATACGCCAGAATAAATTGAGTACCAGTTACGTTGGATGACAGGGTTGTCGTTGGGTACGGAGACCCATTCGGTTCTGACTAGATAGACTTTTGATCTGTGATGCTGCCACTCGTTCTCCACACTACACACATGGAATGGTGAGATGAGGTAGGTGTCTGGATACAACCAAGACTGAGTGGCGTACATTAGAGCTTGCCTCGATGCCTTCTTAATCTTGCGATGTCTCGTCTAAGAGATTTAAACTCAGGTAGTTCTGCTGTAATAATTTGATTTACTCTTCGCTTGGAACATCCAATCTTTTCTCCTATCTCTGATGGGGAGAGACCTTGGAGAAGATTCTTCTTGATAGCATCCCGACTGACTCGTGATTCCCAAGGTAAGGTTGAGGAGAGTCCAAGGGTTTTGGCTTTCCAAAGGAGAGAGGTTGGAGTTCGATTAAGGTTAGCCGCGATCTCTTGGTACGGGAGTACACCCCACTGCTCTGAGATTATTCTGACATCTTTGGTTGTCCAAAATCCTTGGGGTGAGAGTCCGTTGGGTGCGCTCACTGGATGATGACTTGGGTAGTGGTTAGTCCGTCTTTAAATATCTTATCTTTGCAGATGGTCACAGTCTTTTGAGCGAACACTGCTCCGTCTTGGAAGATCGACACGGATTTGGCTGCGAGAATCTCTTCCTCAGAAGACTTTGTAATGTAGGTGTCATTCTTGTAGGGGTCGTAAAGAATCTCCGTGAAGAGGTCTTGTGATCCTTCTCGTAACTGACGAACAAATTCAAGCCCGTCTGGATCTTGATTGGTTACATCAGGTGAGAGGTCTCGCTTCTTGTTGGGAAGATAAGATGTGACTGAATCTAATGTACCGACTACCCAAGCATGGACGTTCTTCTGTTGCTCTTTGCGAGTACGCAGTTGGCCAGATGGTTGGACAACAAACTTAGCATCGATGAGTTCGCAATGCCTAGCGTGTCCAAGTACGAGACCACTAACTGCACATCGAATGGATAGTACCGAGGGTATTCTCTTTAGGTTTCGGTATACGTTAACTTTCATTATCTTTTCTCTTTAAAGTTGGACGAGGAAATATCATCTCGTGCCAATGGGGTACTTTCATATCGACTATAGGTGGCTCTGCTTGTGCGTGCATGGTGCTAGGAACAGACAACCAGTTATCTTCTCCGTTCACGGAGAAAGGTTTAGTCTCGTACCAGTTCCATTCACTATCTAAATCTTGGGCGATATACATAGCCCAGACTGGGGCTGAGTTCCAATTCGGAATGTCCGTCTCTTTCTCTATCATATTTAACCCTCAACTTGGTCTGCTCGTAGAGTTTGCGCTCCGTAGGATCGCTGAGTATAACGATGGCCCTGTTTGCCCTATGTACTTTTGCTATCGTTTCCTTCTTGGGTTTGAACACAATGCTCACAGCGTTCTCCCTCTCATTTATGTCTCTCCATAGTAACCCTTCTGTATACGTTTGTAACCATATAAATGATTCAATTATTATTGTATTTTTTATCCGTCAGACGCGCAGCCCAGCGCAGCGAATGACATAGTGTGAAGACAGTGTGAGGTTAACGAGAACACGCACTGCGTGGTCGGTCACTTGGAGTGTGCGTGTACGCGCACGATGGGCCAGATGGTTAGACATCTTCATATTCTCTGCCCCAACATGGAGTACAGATGAATTGATTCTTGGGTCGAGGCTTAACGCACTTGCATCTAATACACGGCCTATCCCACATCTTTAGGGGGTTCTCATTGATGGCAACGTACTTCGCTCCCTCAAATAATTGAAGTCCTTCTCTGTGTAGGAGTCGCTTCATTGTATCTACGCAACACCCTGCTCGGTTGGCCAGTTGTTTGTGGGTATGATCGCTATGGTTCTCACGGAGCCAGTGCATGAACGGTTGGGGTATTGTTATTTTCTTGGGCATATCTTGTATCTCCAATAATAATTTCCTCAAGGAGATACTAATACAGTTGATTCTGTTTGTAACCATATAAATGATGACAAATGATTTACTTATAAGTCGAAACGTGCTACCCTATTTTTTAGTTTTTCTAACCAAGACAAAGGCAACACAAGCTCATGTCTTCCTGCTCTCGTTTCACTTCGCAGAGACATTCGTATAAAGGTTTACGAGAGTCTTTCCAAGGCAAGGCTTTATAAGCTTTTACAAACTAAAAAATTGAAACAACTTAGCGAAAATATGAAACCAAATCAGCAACTTACGCAATCAAAAGAAGATAAGAGAAAGGAAAATAGAATCAAATTTGCGTGGGCATTACAAGGATTCGATAACTTGAATAAGGCTTTTGGGCCATTGGAGGTGATCAAGTTGGTTGATGAGGATGGTGTAGTCACACGACCTCGATCTAAATAGTTTACTCTCGGCAGTGCTTATCCTGTCCTTAACCCACACCCTTCGTGGGTTTTTTTTGGCCTCAAGAAATGTCTTGGAGATATGCATACGCATTAAGTAAATGAGCCTTAACCATCGGGTCAAAGCATTCACTGATTGTATCGTCCAGCATGGATGCACTGGCATCGATGTCCTTGGATTTTAGAAGAGTTAGGATCTCGCGTAAGGGTTCACGCATGTCGTCTGTCATCGACTCATCGAGAGCTACACCGACTTGGGTTCTTGCTAGAGCGATTGTGTTTGTGGTGTGTAGGCACATAAATGGAATACTCACTTTGATTTGAGCAACCATTATGCGGTTAAGAAGTTAGATCATTCGTCCGTTATTCATAAAAAATATGAACACCAATCTTGCCTACGATGGGCCGAGTCTTTGCCCACTTGGGATAGACATATTCCGCGTGATAGTGAATAGCTTTTCCCACTGACCCTTCTGTTCTCCCCAGCAAAACTCCTCTAGCAACCTCTTGAGACAAAGCCCAAGCTCTCTTGTTCGTAGGCGTATCACTAAGAGAATTGCAGTACCAAGAAAATTGGCAAGCATTCTTTACAGGCTGACCATTCAAATGTTTTCCCTGCTTCACTACTTCGCATACAGTGTTGGGATACCTTGGTGACTCGACTCTATTCATCACCACCTCCGACACAGCAATCATCTCCGCTATCCCTTGTGACCTTGCCTCAAAATAAACATTCAATGCTAAACAAAATGCAGCTTCAATCATTCTACCCACTCCTTGATTGTACGCAGTGGGCGATGAAGCGCATCTGCTATGTTGTCGATGGTTCTATTATTCTGGTAGTACCAGATTGCTTTTTGCTTGGGAGAGCGTGAGGTCACAACGATGGAATTGTCATGCTCATCTCTGGCGAATGCGACATACATAACTCGTTCCATAAGATCGCTCCACTCACGAACCTTGCCGTAACGAATCTCCATGACGACAGTGATGTTTGCATTGCGAGGTATCTGTTGACGAAACCTTTGGAAGACGCAGTTACCACCTTCTCTATCAGCTACGTCAGAAGCAATCAGTCCAGCGTTCTGCCGAGCTGTACCCTCATCTTCATAGACTTGAGTAATCCTCATCTGAGTTTCCACAACAGTAAGCTGGTTAGTGCTGCCAGCCTCACGACCAAGGCCACTCTCACTAGGCTTGTTGCTATGGTGCAGCCAGATGACAGCAAATCCTGCATTGCGGAGCTTTAGAAGTATCGAGTTGATTCTTGCCCATGCTTCGGCCTTGCTCTCCTCCAAGCCAGAGAAGGCTGATCGAACAGTGTCGATAACTAAAACGTCAGGGTTGATAGCCATCACCCATTTCTGAAATTCCATAAGACCTTTCTGGTCATTGAGACTAATCTCTTTCTGGCTGATGAATGGAGTCCACATTTTAAAGTTTTCAGTGGAGCCAAAAGAATTTCTAAAACGATTGAGCATGTTGCCTATGGTTGCTCTGCCATTCTCCCAGTCAAAATATAAAACTGTTGCTGGCTTCTCAACTTCGTAAGCACCCATACTCCTTCCGACTGCCAGATGGTAGAGTGCATGTTGAGTGAACATCGATTTCCCGTGACCCGAATACCCAAAGATTTGAGTGATAGATCCCTTCCTTAACCAAGGCTCAATCAAGTATGTAAAGTTAGCCGCCTCCTCTATTAACTGGTCAGCGTTGGCAACTGTGATGGGCTTGACGACATCATCGTCTTCCTCTTCTTCCTTCTCCTCTGCTTGAAAGTCTAGGCCAGCGTCAGGCTGGTCTCGTGGTATGTAATTACCCTCAATATCAAAACGCTCTGGATGATTACGCATCTCCTTCTCGCGCACGTTATCCAAGTTCACTTTGAATTTATGCTCTGGTAATGGCTCCTCATAAAAACGATCCATGAAGTCTCGACCTGCAACCTCTAGCTCATCTCCTACGCCATGAGTTAGTACCGCATGACTAAGGTAGGAGAACACGCGATCATGACAACCATGCCCACCTGTCATCGGGATTTTTCCGCTATCAAATTGCTTCGCGTAATCCTCCGTTTCTTTCCAGATGTCTCTCCGAAGATCACCTTCCATCGCTAGAGAACTCAGGTCGATTGAATCAAGTCCTTGGAACTCTGATGAATCAACAGTGGCTTGAGGCTTTATATAGTCCACAAACTTAGGCATGTCATCGAAGTCCATGTAACCATCCATGACCCAAGAATAATTCCTAGACGGAGGGGCTTTGACATAGCTACCATCGCCTCGAAAGTCTAGGCCATTCTCATCAATCCAATGCTTGCCAGCTTGAACGCCAGATCGAGGGCCACGAATGACACCATCCATTGGGTGCTTGAAGTAGTAATGCCACCCACGTTTTGTTTGTACCTTTATGGGAGATTCATACCCTTCTGCAATCGCCCTAAGTCTTGACTCTTCATTGTCGGCATCGACAACACATAAGCCAGAGATAGAACCCGTCACTATCCCTACATCTGCGTCTGGCCATTTCTCAAACCATTCCACAATCTGCGTGTCTGTTGCGTGTTCAGTCTGGTACTTCTTCCACTTCACGAGGGGGTGTTTCTGTGTAGCAGACAGGGGGATTACTGACCACCCTAGCTCGGCATACTCCAGTGCCGCATCCATATTTGTTGTGCTCATCTGTATTCCTTTTTACTCTTGGTGATACGTTTTTAATTTATTTTTTTCTTTTCGAGTATCTTCTCGATCAATCGTTGCTGGAGCTGTGCCACGTTTTATGTGACCCGTCCTAGCGATTACTTCTCTTACCTCTATAGGTTCAAAATAAAAGTCTAATTCTAAATCTGGAAAGGCTGTCTTGATGTCCTCAAGGAGCTTGCTGGTTACGCTATCGTTCTTCATCCATCTGTAGAACGATGTCCTTGGATGCCCCGTGTATCTTGCTATTGCCGAAGGGCCACCAAGGTCTCTGAACAATCGGTGCAAGTTCAATCGATACTGGATCGACATATTAATTTCCTCTGTAAGTGAAAAATGTGTTGATTTCGAGACAATCATAATTTATATTTGGCATCATTACAAACCTGATCTGTCATTGTTAATAAGATGACATAACAAAACGAGGTAAATAAGATGGGAATGTTTGACTTAGAAGAAAGCTCAGATGACTTGAGCATTGTTAACACAACATGCAAAGAAGAAATTAATACAGAAGCAACTGAACGGATACAAGATTTAGCACTCGATGTTTTCCTGCTGCAAAGAAGGTTGACTGATGCAAAGACTGCATTGGATGACGCATCAGATGAGCTGACTATGGCACTGCCACCGCACATGAGAGAAGTTGGTGAGTGGAATATTTCCAGTGACAAAATCTCGATCACTACAACTGTGCTTGAACGTATGACTTGGGATCAGAAAGTCATGAAGACCATGTTCGATACAAGCCCAACAAGCGTCCCTGACTGCGTGAACTTAAAGTTCGCAGTGACTAAGACACGTTATGAAAGCGCAACTAAGGAAGAGCGTGAGGCTCTGTCAGATGCACTGACTAGAACTCCTGCAAAACCGAAATTTAAAATAGAGGCAATCTAATGTTTAAAATAAAATCAACATCGGATGAGTCAGTACACTTTGAGAAGACTCTCCTGTGCGCTCACCACGGATGGGGTAAAACAACTCAAGCTATCCATGTCCAACGCAAGTATGGCAAGACTCTGATCATCTCCTTAGAAGGTGGTCTTAAATCTTTGGAGCATGTGGCCATCGATGTCATTCCTGTCTCATCTTGGGATGGCGAACACGAACCTGATGATGGAATATTTGCTTTTCGCAAGACAATGCTGATGGTCGGCAAGGCTGAGTTTAAAGCTCTGGGCTACAAAGCCATCTTCATTGATAGCGTTACTGAGATGGCTGATCAACTGATGGATTTCTT